GAGCCGACAACAGCAGGGCTTGCGCCTTGTCGCGCTCCATTTTCTCAATGACCGCCTGCTGCTTTGCGAACGCCGACTTATAGCCTTGATGGTGCGACACCGCCAAACCCGTGCCGACAAGCGCGATGATGGCAATCGGCTGCCAGTTATTCGCCAGCAGTTTCACGAGATTCATTCTCGACCTCCTGACGTTTGACGCTGACAAACGAGCGCGCCACCGCATAGCCGCCGACAATGCCCAAATACACCGCCCAAATTTCCGCCGATGGATCGGGCAACATCACAAACTTAAACGTCCCCGCCGCGCATGCAACGTTTGCCCATAACTTCGAATGTGAAATGCCTCCTGTCGCGGGGTTTTTGAAAATGTCAAAAATGCGCATCTTAATAACCATCCCAACCGTCAATCATATTTCTTACTTTCTCGCCTTGCGTTTACGCGCCGCACGTTTCGCGGCTGCCACGCCTGATTTACCCAAGCGCAGGCTCGGATGTTGTTTCAAAGAGCCTACCCGAACAGGGCTTGGCGTGATTTTGATTTCAGGTAACGGCGGTACGCCAAAACCGTTTTTTAACTTTGCACAATAGGCAATAGATAAAGCAATCAAAGACTTTTTCATACCTTCACCGCTCCCAATTCCATCGCAATCGCGTCCGCAATCGCGCGGCAGATGCCCCATTTAGTAGTCTTAAACAAGGCCAAATCAGTGTCGTTACTGATAAAAAACGGCTCAAACACAATGCCGCCGGCTTGTGCATAAGCCAGGCGCGAATGCTGGCCCGCATTGTCGGGTTTAAAGCCGTCTTCGCCGCGCAGTTTCCAGCCGGTAGCCTTCGCAACAGCCTTGCTCAGCACCTGACACCAGCGTTTGTTTTTGACGGTACTCAACGCCTCAATGCCCGTAGCTGCTTTGCTGACGGCCGCATTGGTATGGAACTCAATCGCCAAATCCGAGCCGCGAATCAGTTTTACAGCCTCGCGCAGCGGCATATTGCCTTTGCCCGTGCCGTCGGTTTTAACGGTCAAGCCGTAGTCATCGCGCAAAATAGATGCCACGATGTTGCGCATATCCTGCGCCAAGTCCGCCTCACGGTCGGAGCCGTTGACCGCGCCCGGGTCGGTGTTGCTGTGGCCGGCGGTTAAAGTTACAGTTTTGCCCATAAACATCTCCGAAAATCAAATCACAATTTATTTTCAAAACCTTATTTAACCTTTTCAGACGGCATAAGACGGTCGGCACAAATGCACTTACTGTTCCGCAGACAAAAAAAAGCCCTGCAAAAAGCAGGGCAAAGGTCCACTCACAAGAAACACACAACACAATTACGCCGCAAATAAATCCGTCTGCGCTCTTGCCGCCGCCTCGCGGTCGGCCTCTTTCAAAATGTATCGGATATTGCGCGTAGACAGCCGATGAGCCAACACCAGCTCGCGCACAATAACCAAATCGCTCAAACCCTCCGCGCTCATCGCATCATACTGCCGGCGTATAAATCGGTTGCGCAGCTCGCGCATCGCGTCCCAGCAGCGCGGAATGGCCAAGAAAGGTTGACCGGCATAAGCTCGCTCCAATCGTCCCGCAGCCTCCTCGCCAATGTCCTCGACCAGTTGCGCGTGTAAAATTCGGCTCTGACGCGTATTGCGGCGGCGGTTGGAAATCGGGTAATTCGTCCCGCCCCAAACCTTGACCATGTGAAACGCCGCTTCAAGCCCGATGACCGTAATCATCGCCACCACGCTCTGCGGCAGAAGATGTTTCACATCCTCAAAGTCCTGCTCTGTCATTTCCCAACTTACACTCATTCCTATGCCTCCTTCTTCTTTCGGTTCGCCGCAATCTGCAACGCCGCAACCAGCTTGTGCATATTGCCGTCGGACAACCATTCCACGCGGTCAACCTTAAACATCTTTTTCGCCGTACCGTGCGCATAATTCCAAGTCCAGCCGTTATCCAGCAGCAGGGCTTCGATTTTCCGCATCATAGGATCGGCAGAGCTTCGGCGGTTCGGGCGACGGCCTGCCGTTTTTTTCGGCGTAAACCCATGCTGGCGCAAATCCTCTACTACGCGTTCCAGCTCGGGGATACTGCACTCAGTGCACGACCGCTTTCCCGTCACGCGCTCCAACACCGCGCGATAGGTACCGTCATCCAAGCCCAGCTCCTTTTGAGCAATTTTAATTTTCGCAATCAACGCCCGGCGCATTATTTCTCCAATACAATATATAGTATAAATTAGCGCATATTATACCAATAAAATACAATATATAGTATTAAGTCGATGTTTTTTTGCGAAACTGATAGACACAAAAAAGGCCGTCTGAATAATTCAGACAGCCAAAATTTCAAAACCTTAATTAACGGCCACAAATACGTTTTGATTTACTAATACTGCCGTCTTGGCATACAAACTTATCCCCCGCACAATGCGACACACCGCCTTTTTTACCCGAACAAGGCTGACGGCCCTTAGCTTGTACAGTTAAAGGCATCGACACCAAAGCCAAAGTTACGCAGGCAATTAATAGTTTCTTCATGATTTATCCTCATATGATATAGTCAAAATGTTGTTTGATTATACGCAATATGACTACAAACAAAAAGGCCGCCTGAAACAGGTTTTAAACCCCATTTCAGACGGCCTTTAATCAAGCTTTAAAAATCCCAGCCTTCAGAATCCATCCCAACCCTCCATCATTCCTGCCAACCTCCCAGTAAATCCACCAACTCACCAAAAATCACACTCAGTGCAGCCCTCATCAGTAGCTGTGTGGCATAAGCCATACTTTCCGCATCATCACAGCTGCCTTCAGCTTCTTCCTGTACAACGTCCAGCCATTGGATATGTTTCAGTGTTAAATCCTGTGTCAGGATAAATGCCATGCGGTCATTCCAAATCAAGCCAAGTTCGGTTACTTTCATGCCGTTTTTGGCGTGTTGTACCACATCTTCGGCGGTAAGGTCTTTGCGGCTGATTTTAACTTTTGGAGCAACATCGCCCGCTCCGACCAGGGTAACATCACTATCCAACACAAACCGCCCCTGAGCTTCGCCCTGCAACAGCCAATTGGTCATCAATGATGCCGGCGATTGACGGGTGAGAGGCCGTTGAGCAGGCAGCCCGCCAAGGGCTTCGCGCAACTTGGTCAGCATATTTTCGGCCTTGCGGCGATTTGCCGTATCAACGAATAACCACTCGCCAGCAAATAAACCATAAGTGCGGCTGCTTTTAATCAACGCTTTAGGCAGCAGGTCGTCGATAATTGCTTCGCGTAATTCATGCTTTTCTCTGCGACCGACATTACGGTCTTCGGCAGTTTGGATCTTAACAACCTGTTTGTCCAATTTATGTTTGATGGCCGCACTGGGTAATACTTTTTCTTCTCGCTTCAGGGCGATAAGCATAGTCTTTTCTGCTTCAAATACCGCTCTGTCAGAAAATGCGGTCGGGTGGGTAAAGCCCTCGGTAAACCAGCCCAAGCCCTGTAGTTCGGTAAACCAACTATTTCCAAGAGATTCATCTAAATAGCGTTTTCCGGGCAATTCAAAAACACGAAATGGAGTAACTTGTTTAAACCACATAATATAATCCTTTATAAAATCTACTTATTACCAAAGAAGAAATAAAATTAACGCAAGAAAAAACCAAACCACCCCGAAGCAGTAATAAATAAAGGCTTTTTTTCGGGCGCGCATAGCCTCTTTTTCTCCTTCTTTCACTTTCCCCCACACGAGAAAAGCGGTTTCCAATTTTCGGTTGGCATTTTCGACTTGAGCGTTGATGTAGAAGGAATCGCGTGCGGCAGTTCTTAAAAATTCCAGCTCATCGGTATTTAAATTTCCGTTTTCCATTACGCCAACTCCTGCTCCGTAGGCTCAATCACAAAATCCTCAAGCCCCGACACAATCTTAATTCCCGGAACTTGACCGTCTGAAAAACGCTCTTTTTGATTCAGGATGGCGTCTTTGTCGATTTCCTTCTTCGTACGGACAAACTCGGCAAAGGCGGATTTCTCGGAGAGCCACGCCAAGACGGCGGCCACGCCCGTTACCTTGACGGATGGCGGACGGATGCGCCATTTGATCAGGCCGGTGGTAAAGTCCACGGTTTTGGTTTTACCGTTTTCAGTCAGCTCGTCCTTATGTGCTTCGCAGTAGGCGGCCACACGTTCGGTCAGGCTCATGATTTCGGCACACATCGGCGCGGCTTTGGCGGCATATTCTTCTTCGATGACCGCTTTTTTGTCTCCGGCTTCGGTTTCCAGGCGTTTGACTTCGCGTTGCAAATCGCCGATTTTGCGGATAAACGCAGTAACTTCCGCTTTATCTTGTGCCGCTTCGATAGCGGGCTGTTTGATTCGGGTTTTAGCCATTTTTTCTTTCCTTTCAGGTTGGGTTTAACATTTCGGCTTGCTCAAGCCTTGTTCGCGTTCTCGCTTGGCAAGTGCTTCAACTTTCGCGAGGTTTCTCAAAATCTGCTCGGTGGCGGTTTCAGCCGGAGGCGGTATCAGCGACTTGCCTCTTAACACCTCTTTAATTACGCCATGAATGCGGTTTAAAGCTGATTTCCCTTTCGCTTTTTCCTCCGCCGTGGGGTGGTAGTGGTGTTCCAGCTTCAACGACTCCGGTGGCGGCGGCAGCTTGTCTAAAAAGTCTTTGGGCGAAGGCCAGCGACTCATTTCACTAGCCAGCACCATAAAGGCCGTCTGAAATCGTGGTACATCTCGCGCGTCGTCCCACGCCCGGCTGTGCGCCAACACACGGCTCCAAGTTTGCGCAGTGGCGGCCACAGTATCGGCAGCCGGCGAACCGCTCAGACGCAGGGTCAAAAGCATGGTCAGGCCGTCGATCATGGCGTTATGCAGTTGGGTAGGCAGTTCTTTCATTTTTTGAGTCCTTGCAGCGATGCGGCTGCGGTCAGGGTTTGGCTGGGGTTGGCCGGCAGTGCGGCGCGGCGGCTGGGTTGGTTTACTGTCTGATTCCCTGCGCTTGGCTGGCCGACCCAGCCTGCAAGGATTTCATACAGGTAGCCGTGCGACTTCAGCGGCGTTTTCAGACGGCCTGCTTCACGCGCGACCAAGATTTCCTGAAAACTATAAAGCCATGCTTCCATTGGAGCAGCGTAGGTTGTGCCATTGCGCTCAATCGTGGCCGTCTGAATCTGCGGCAGAAGCTCTTTAAGTAGCTTGGCGGTTCGCCCCCAAGAGAGCTGGCTCTTTCCGGGGCGGAAGAGGCCGATGTAGCGGATAGCCGCTTTCCCGATATCAGCATCAAGTTCCAGCAACATCTTCAGCACTTCGGCTGCTTCAGCATCACTGACTAAACTATCCAAGCTGTTGGCCGCTCCGCAGTTAGGACAACGGCAAATCATGATTCAATCTCCCAAATATCGCGGCGGCGAATAACTTTCTCGGTTTTAACTTTCCGTCGTATCCATTGGCCGCAGTATTCGCAGCACCGGCTGTTTTTATTAACTTCACGCCATTTATGCGCATACCCGTCAATAGCACAGGCTCCAATACGTTTGTAATCACACCATTTAACTTGTTCGACAACTTGTCCGCCTGGCTTAAATGCATAAATCTCTACCTTGCCATTGGGTAAAAAACTGATGGGAGCACCGGTAAACCATCCGTCACTGTCATGCCATCCGATACGCCAGATACCCAGCGTGTCAAACTTTTCGATAACCGGCATTCCTCTATGCGGTATAATTTTTTTGTTCTTTTTCAAAAATCTATAAATAAAATTGCTATATTTCGGACTCTTTTTAGGGTTGTATTGCTCAATGTCCATCACGCTTCCTCCCATAAAGTTATCGCCCGAGCCAAAGTTTCCGCCTCGGCAGTCTTCCACATCCCGTCCGGCGCACGCGCGGCAATCACAAAGCCTTCGCCGTCCTTTTTCATGAGCATCAGCTCGCCACGGTCTTCGAGCCATTCAGTAATTTCTTTTTGATTCATTTCTCAAATCCTTTTAAATCAATATCTTATATTTTCAACAAGGCAAAAAAATATAGAGCGACATCAATGCCTTAATTGTCGTCATACCCGTCATGGCATTTGCCAACCATGTGCAACACGACGATTCGGGCCAGCATTTCAAGCCAAATCCCCAGCAGCACCAACACCGCCAATCCGACAACAAACCAAATCATTTTTTCTCCTCCTTCTTCTCGGCAGGCCGTTTAAAACGCGCCTGATATTCTTCGATTTCACGCTCCCGGCTTTTTTGCGCCATTCGCGCCGTCGCACGCCTGCGGTGTTGTCCCCAAGCCTGCCAATCCGTATTACGTCGTCCGAAACTCATTTCACACATCCTTTCAAAATCGCCTTATCGCCATATTTCGCGCGGATTTCCTTTACCGCCCGTGCCAAAGCCTCTTTCTTCGCCGCAGGGCTCAATAAAATTGGCTTATCGCTCATAAACAATCCCTTTCATTTTTTCTTCCGTACTCATCGATTCGTATTGCTCGCCCAAGGCTTGAGCCTCCAAATCCGCCATCCGCTCGCGGCGCGACATTTCCAATTTCGCCGCCGACTCCACCGGCTTAGAGCAGCTATGCAACATCGTTCCCACCAAAACCGCCCAAAACAACAACCAAAAAGCCAAACCGATCCACTTGGTTTTTCGTTCGCAAAACAAATTAGACATTTTCCTATTTCCTTATAAATCAATTACTTAATATTTTCTTAAGGCAAAAAAATTATTGCGTACCCAATCCGCCTTAACCTGCGCCGCCCATTCCTTGGCTTCCTCTTTGCTCTCGAAGCGTTTCCGCAGTCGGCGGATTTGCAACCATGCGAAGCCTTCTTTCCGCTTGCCGCGTACATCAGCCCGCCAAATCTTCCGCCGTTTATGGGTTTCATAATCGTGCCAAGTGTCCTCATAGACTCCGGCGTGTACCGCATATTCGTGTCTCATTTCAGCCAACCTTTTTACGCTTTTCGCATGGTTTAATTTCACACTTTTGACATGCCCGCCAGTGCTGCATTTTGATAGGGTTATGCGTCGGAGCGGGGGAGAGAGAGATTTCAATACATTCGGCTCGTTCCATCCGTCGACCTTCAAACGGACACATCACCTTGCGAAATACATCCGCCACTTTCGCAGCAACTTTGTCTGGCTTGCCGTTGTATTTACCGTTCAAAATCAGACTGATGCTTGTCGCGCTGTATCGGAGTTTTGCCGCAGTCTTCATCAGTCCGTCTTTCTCGACCTCTTCCTTCAAAACCGCGTACCAATCTTCTTTCATATAATCTTTTTCATTCATAATCAGGAACCTCCCTTAATACAATTTCGTTTATATTTGGGTCGTACACCTCTCTTACAGCCAGCAGCTGCGGTGCTTTCGACCCTGTATTCTTCAAAAGGACAAACGATTTTTTCCGAGCGTTGCCCGTATTTTTCAGATAACCCGCCGCTTCAAGGTGTTGAGCATAAACCTTGGCCATACTGCGGCTGACAGGGTGTGTCATATTGACGTGGGCCGTCAGGCTGTCCAAGTCAAAGGTTTTCAAAATCCGCATCGTTCGCCACAAGGCTTCCGTTACCGGACATTTCAACGGCTGACCGTCATCAGACAAGCGGGGCGCATCCACACCCGCATCCCGCTCCAGTCGGTATCCGTACGGTCTGCAAAAGTCCGAACCCTTCTGTATCGACACAAACCCGCCTTTATTAAGAGCTTTCAGATACGCGTACACCGTATTCCCGCTCAGTTGGCAGGCTTTGGCGATTTCAGAGACTGTCTGAAGCCTGTCCTTATTGCCCCGCAGACAGTTCCAAATCTCTTGTCGGCGGTTGCGGGGCTTCGTCAATGTCGTCACGCTCATAATTTGACCCCGCGTTTAGGTGCTTCGCCCTTGTACAGGTCGGCTTTCGCACAAACCTCGCGCGTTACCGTATCCAAGCCTTGCTGGTTGGCAAGCTCCAACAGATTGACCAAATTGACCGTTACGCGGCGTACCGAGCCGTGTGCCAAATCCACCAAATAAGACAGCGCATCTTTTTCAAACGTCAAATCAGGTGCGTAAACCTTCGCCAACTCTTCCGCGTCTGCCAAATCGACAGGCTGCGCAGGTACCCAAGCCAGCACGCGACCGTGGAAACGCTCGAATTTCTTCAGCTTGGTCGGCAACATCTCCTCGCCCACCAACATCAGCGGGGCTTGGCTGCCCTCGTAGATGTCGCGCACCAGCTCGACCAATCCCTTATGCGTAACCAAATAGTCCGCCTCATCCAAAATCAACGGACGCTGACTGGCGGCCAACTGTTCGCAGATCACATCCAAACAACCCGCCGCCGTCCGGGCAGGCGGCAAGCCCATCTCGAAGCAGATTTTTTCCAGCAACGTCTTTTTGCTCCATGCGCTGCGCAGCTGGACATAGTAAGCGCGTGTCTCATTCGCCACCGCCACAGTCGCCGTCGTCTTACCGAAACCCGAAGGGCCGTATAACACACCCAAACCCGGCAAACCGTCCTGACGGTTAACCAAACGCTCCATCGCAACAGAGACCAAAGACAGATTGTTGATATTTGCAATTTTCATTTTTAAAATCCTTTTAAATTAGTGAATAAACCTTGTTTAAAACCCCGAAAGGTCGTCTGAAATCAAGCCAGCATCGCCCGTTTGGACAACGCCTTATACTCATTGCTTTGCGGATACCGCTCCAGCCATCTTTGCGCCTGCGGCGGCAAATCTGTCTGACCGCAAAGACGCTGATACAGCGCAAACCGCTCCGATGCTTCGGACGGTACCGACCAGCCCGCGGCAGCTTCCGTTTCAGACGGCATTTCCACCGCCTTCACTGCCACGGCCTCGACCGTTAAATCGTCCTCACGGTTTCGGCGTGCTGCCAATGCGGCAGCCTTAGCCTTGATTTGGCCCATATCCAGCACCATCCCCCCGATATTGACCGAGTCCTGATGTTCGATGGTCGGTACGCGGCGTTCTTTCAGGATGTTTTGCTGTTGCAGCTCGTTGCGTTTCAGACGCTCGTCGTTGCGTTTGTCTTCCGCGCGTTCCAAGACGCTGACAGGCATATAGTCCGTCGAGTTGCCATGCCATTCCGCTTTGCAGATAAGGCGGCCGACATCGTCGTAAATCCAAACCCAAAGCGCGTCCTGCACGTCGTAGCCGACCCTGACCGTTTCGCCGTTGAACTCCATCAGTTCGGCGGAATAATAGGTATTGCTGAACAGCGACACCTCCCCGCGCCGTACCGTGCGCATCACCTGCGGTCGGAACAAATACCCTTCCTCCTCCGGCGACACCCTCGGCGGCTCGCCAAACTCCGCCACCTTCAAAGCCCAAAACTCATTAGGCGACATATGCCGGCGTTTGCCTTCACGGTCGGTAAACTTAGGCAGCGAACGGTGCGGTCGGTCGTTATATTCGTCCACCACCCGTTCGATATAGCCCTTAAACTCATCCCAAGTCGGAATCGGCGAATTCAAAATCTTCCCGTGCAGGCGGACTTCCTTACGCGACAGCTTAAACAGCTTCTGCCGCGCCTCGTCGTCCATATTTTTTCCCACAAAAGACGGCAGGTTCGCCGCCGCCCGCGTGAAAATATTATGGCTGCGTTCCGACGCGCCCTTCGCTTGCGAGTTATAAGCCCGCGAATGCGTCATCGTCATGCCCAGCCTGCCCATCAGACCCGTTGCCTCATCCGTCATCATCAAGTTTTCAAAGCCACGACCCCAGTCCACATACCAAAGCGCACCGATGGCCGCGCGGCTCGCGTGGCTTAAAGCCTCAAGCACGGTAAACCGGCTTTCCGCCAGCCCCACGCTCCAGCCCATACACCGTCTTGTGCCAACGTCCAAAACCGTCGTAATTTCAGGTCTGAACGGCAGCCCCGATAACGGATTCAACACCTCCGCATCAAATGTATGACCGTCGGCGGTATAGATGGCGGCAGGTTTCAAATGTAGGAAATCGCGCCGTTTGTGCGGCAGGATATTTTTCAAATCCCGCGCGCCGCGGCGTCCGCGTTCACGCTCCACATTGCCAAGCTTGCCCAACCACCGGCGCACCTGATGGATACTCGGCACATCCGCCTCTTTTCCCAAAGGAGAGTGCAGCCCCTCCAGCCTGTTCACAAACAAGCGGTAAGCTTCAGAAACAGAAGGCTTCATCGGCAGCCGGTAGCATTCCAAAAACACAGGCAGCCAAGACGGGACGTTCATATCCTCGGTTCTAGATTTCGGCGCAAGGCTGTTAGATTCCCGCGCCGCAAACCACCGCTTGATTGTCCGTACGCTCGGCAGCTTCCCACCACCACCGCGCCCGTCGGCAGCCAAAGAAAACAGCTTCGCAATATGCTCGAAGCCCGGCATCTTCGCCTGCGTCAAAACAGTCGTCATCGCCGCCTCCTTCGATACGCCCGATTCCGCCATTACCCGCTCGACCGCAGACAAAACCCCGCGTCGTGCCGATTCGCACAGCCGTTGTTGCTCCGTCGAGCCGTCCGCAACGCCGATGGTAAGCTGCCCCCCTCTCACATCGGGAGAGGGCAGCCCCGCCGCCTCGCTGCCTTTTTCTTCAGAAGAAGACAGGGGGGCGGGCAAATCTGACAAACCGCCCAAAACCTCGTTCAACTTCTTCGCCTGGATCAGTTTCAACACCTCTGGGGGCGGTGCATATTCGCGGCGTTTGCCGTTTTTCCCACCCTGACAAGAGGCTTCAATAAAAGACCACTTCTCTCGTTCAACCTTATATAAGATTGCTCTGTTCGTCTTAGGAAATTTTTCCAAGTTCATTTCCAATAACTCGGAAATCGAATAATGCGTTTTCATGCTGCCGCCTCTTTATATAAATAAGCATAGCGGGGGCGGATGCGCCGCCCGTCTTTCGTCCACCGTTCAGGCCACAGCTCATACAAGGGCTTGCCCAACACTTTCGCAATCGCCATCTCGCCGGCAGTCGACGGCTTTCTCAAAGCCTGACGCACTGTGCTTTCGCCTATACCTGCCATCGCAGCCACATCGGCAAGCGACAGTCCCTTCATTTTGATTTCCGCCCGTATCATTTCAGGATGCATACCACTCATCGTTTTCCTTTCTTTATTATCTAGACAGGTCGTCCGCCGTTTCAGACGACCTGTTTAACCTTATTAAATTCGACGAATAAAGTTCCAAGTATCAGCATTCAAACCTATAGCACAGGCATCGTAATAACCGCCTTTCACTTCGGTTTTCTCTCCACCCAACCATTCGATGACGAATTTTTTAGTCTTCCCGCGACCATATTCCAATATCCGCCCCACTGTACTTTCTTGATTCATATCCCAATCGTTCATCTGCATAATATTTGCAATGTGCTTCATTTTGATTCCTTTCTGTATAAAGTATCTAAGCAAAACCGCTTAATCGGTCGTCCGAACCGTTTCAGACGACCTGTTAAACAGTCTCCTTCCTGACGGGTCGAATACCCGTCATTTTTTTGGCTATTTCCAAATTGTTAAAGAACACTGCAAAATCGGTTATACTGTTTTAAAGTTGCCGTTTCGCTGTTTTTAAAATTATATAACTTGGAAATTATTTCGCAACTAAAATTTCCATGCTTTTCTATGTTGTTTTGACAAGTGATTGTTTTAAATATGAAAATAATTTCTAAGATTTTTTCCATGTTTTTGATTGGAGCATGGAAATGAAAGAGCCAAAATTCAGCATCTCTGAAATTCAGAATTTGATTACCCAGTTGAATCTAATAAGCCTGCCGAATACAACACGCGCCATTCAATACAGGGCAGAAAGAGAACATTGGGAATATGAAGAAGCACCTTCACAAGGTGGGAAGAAAGGTGTTAAAAGAATCTACCCTCTTCCTCCTTATGTTATTGATGAATTGGAACAAAAAGGCTTGCTCCATTTGATAGATGGCGCGGAAACAGACACACCGCTTGAAGTCCGCAACACTCAACCCGATGTAGCGCATATCGAAAATATGGATTACGCAGACTGGGCGGCACGTCAGGATACGCGCGACATCGTACCCGTCCGCTATTACAAAGAAGTCTTCGCAAGCGCAGGCAGCGGCGCAATACCGTGGGATACCAACCCCGAAGCCATGTGGTTCCGAACCGCCTTCTTCAAACACCTGCAGCTCTCCCCCGCAGACTGCTTCTGTACCCGTATCGACGGGGACAGCATGTTTCCAACCCTAATCGACCAAGGCACCGTCCTATGGCAAACCGCCACGCGCTACACCCGTGAAGGAATCTACCTGTTTCGACAACAAGACGAACTCCGAGTCAAACGCCTGCAACGCCTGACCGCCGATACACTCAACATCATCAGCGACAACCCAAATAAATCCATCTACCCGACAACCCAACTAACCCTGTCCGCCTCCACCCCCGCCGACTTCCAAATCCTCGGCAAATACCTCTGGAGCTGCGGCATATCAAAATAAACAACTTCCCGATAATTCCCATGACAAAAAAAGCGCGAAACTGACAAAAAACTGTCAGATTTCGCGCTTTTTTCGCAATTCTAAAATTTCCCCCACTTTTTTAAATTTCCTTATCCTTTCAATAATTTCCGCCTTTTTTTCTCGTTATATATCTATGACAAAACTAACACCACCCCACACTACTACTGCTCTCCGAACCAGTCGCCGCCATGTTGATCGATTATTTCTGGTTGGATAAACCGATTAACGCCGTCCAATGGAGCGGTGCCACTTTGACTTTATTGGCGATTTATTTAGGTTCGTTAAAAGACAAAAAATAGATACAAAAAAGGCCGTCTGAAATTTTTCAGACGGCCTTTTAATCTGTTATTGCTTATTTGATACTGGTACCGATACGGCTGAGTTCGCCAAAGTTCATCCAAACAAAGAAGGCTTTACCGACAATCAGTTTGTCATCGACAAATCCCCAATAACGGGAATCGGCGCTGTTGTCGCGGTTGTCGCCCATCGCGAAATAACGGCCTTCAGGAACTTTACAGATAAAGCCATTGCNTATTGCCTATTGGATACTGGTACCGATACGGCTGAGTTCGCCAAAGTTCATCCAAACGAAGAAGGCTTTACCGACAATCAACTTGTCATCGACAAACCCCCAATAACGGGAGTCGGCACTATTGTCGCGGTTGTCACCCATCGCGAAATAACGGCCTTCGGGAACTTTACAGATAAAGCCATTGC